ACGCGGGGCAACGACCGCGCTCAAGATGCCCTCCAGAGGGCGATTGATGCGGTGGGGACCGTGACGGCTCTCGCCAGAGAGGTCGGCGTGACCCCGCCAGCGGTACACCACTGGTTATCTCGTCGTCGTGTGCCGCATGGGCGTGCACGCGATGTGTCACGGGTTACAGGTGTTCCCCTGGCTGAGTTACGTCCAGACATTTGGGAGAGCCCGTCCCGAGCTGAAGATCTGCACGAAGCGGCATGAAGTCGGCCATTCGCACGTGCCTGCTCGGGTGCACCGAACAGGGTGTCTCTGCGGGGGCGGGTGTCTCCCTGGCGTCATTAGCTATTAGCCGCGCTCCCCTGTCAATAGGGTATTTGGTAATGGCGCTAATGAGGGGTGGCTAAGTGTCTGATTTCTATTGGAATATAGCGTCAAAAAACCGTGAATCAGATTACTCAGCTAACCGTGATGTCAGTCTTTTCCCGGCTGGAGTCTCGTTCATGGTGCCGGGTGAACCCCGTGGGCGCCGTAGATTCGCGTCGGGGTTCTGGCTGTGAGCACGGCCTTGGGAGATGCCGGCGCGATCGGCGCCATGCCAACGGCCGCGCATTTATTCGACCCGTCTGCGCGTGGTCGGAGTGCTGGATGGGCACAGATCGGAGACCAGCCGCGCCACTTTTACCGCTCCAAGTGGGAGAGGAACTACGCCTTCTACCTGGAGTGGCTTCGGCAGGGGGGCCACATCCGCGAATGGAAACCGGAGCCGAAAACGTTCTGGTTTGAGAAGATTCGCCGTGGCGTGCGCAGCTTCCTGCCGGATTTCCTGGTGGTCGAGAACGACGGGTCGGAGGCCTTTCACGAGGTGAAGGGATGGATGGACCCCAAGTCGAAAACGAAGATCGCTCGCATGGGTCGCTACCACCCAAGCGTCCGCCTCGTCGTGATCGGCAAGAGGCAATACGCGGAGATCAGGTCGAAGGTCGCCGCGTTGGTTCCAGGATGGGAACCGTAGCCACCCCATAGATTTGCTGCACCACCGCGCCTCCGACGGCGCAATGACCACATCACCACCGAGGGTCTTCTGGCATGCCGGATGGGTCGAATAGGCGTTGGGGTGACGACCAGGAGAGCCCAGTCCTTGGTCTGTCGCAGAGGTTGCCGCCATCCAACATCCAGGCGGAGCAAGCTCTGCTCGGCGCCCTACTGGCAAACAACAAGGCGTATGAACGCGTCTCCGAGTTCCTGGCGCCAGACCATTTCGCCGACCCAATCCATGGTCGCATCTACCAGGCCATCGCCCGGCGCGCCGAGGCCGGGCAGCTCGCCGATGCGGTGATGCTGAAGGAGGAATTCGAGCATTCCGGCGTGTTGCAGGATGTCGGCGGTACCGCCTATCTGGCACAGCTCCTCACCGCCATGGTCGGCATCATCAACGCCGGCGAGTACGGTCGGGCAATCTACGATGCTTGGGGACGCCGCCAGCTCATAGAGTTTGGCGAAAACGTGGTCAATGCAGCCTTTGGCGATGACCCAACAAAGACCACACCTGAAATTTTAGCAGAGGCCGACAAGAACCTGGGGGGGCTTACCGACGCATACCACAGGGATGGGCGCGGCTCTGTCATCAGCGCAATAGACGCCGTTGACCTGGCCCTAACTGAAGGTGAGATGGCGGCCAAGGGGAAGGGGCCATCGTCCGTCTCGACTGGAATCGCGGGCCTTGACCAACTCATACTTCGGTTACGTGCGGGTAATCTTTATGTCGTCGGTGGCCGGCCTGGCATGGGGAAAACTGCTCTTGCGAGAAGCATAGCTGTCAACGTCAGTCGGGAGAAGGTGACGCAGGACGGGGAACTTCTTGCAGGGGATCCGGTGGCTTATTTCAGCATGGAAGAGGGCCATGCCGAATTTGGCGCCGCTATCATTGCGCAGCTTGCTGGCGTTCCGATCGCCGCAACCCTCAATGGGGAGTGGACTGACGCGCAGTTCCAAAAGCTAGACAAAGCGCGTCAGCAGGCTAGGGGCCTGCAACTGGATGTGGTGCGCCGCAAGGTCTCCGTGACCGACATTGGGCGCGAATGCCGGCAGATCAGTCGGAAGCGCAAGCGAAAGCTATCCCTGGTAGTCGTCGACTATCTACAGTTGATGCCAGACCCCCCGAATCGCAAGGATAAACGTTTGGCCGTCGGCGAAAACGCCTACGGTCTAAAGCATCTGGCTGAAGATCTTGGGTGCGCAGTCATCGCCCTATCGCAGCTTTCCCGAGCCGTTGAGGACCGGTCCGACAAGAGGCCGACCATGCGCGATCTTCGCGAGTCTGGTGAAATCGAGGATGCGGCAGACGTCATTCTGTTTCCTTTTCGACAGGAATATTACCTCAAGCAGGACCGCCCTGTCCGCAATCACTCGGATGGCGAATCCAATGCGGCCTACCAGCACAGACTCGCGGAGTGGCAATCGAAGATCGATAGCGCTTGTGGGCAGGCTGAACTGCCAATCCCCAAAGTGCGACGCGGCAACGCGCCGGTTCACCTTGATCTTTTTTTCGATGCAGAGCGAACCCGCTTCTGTGAGGCAAGCATCTGATGCTGTACATGATGAAGAATGAGGCGCAGGCCACCAACGAAGTCCAGTGGAGGCCAGTATAATGTCTAGCCACCGCCCGTGGTACAAGCACTACCCAGCCGATTTCATTGCAGGAACGGTTGCGATGACCGCAGAGGAGAAGGGCGCCTATATCGTCGTACTCAACCTGATCTATGACAGAGGCGCCCCGCTTGTGGATGACCCGCAATGGTTGGCGCGCGTCGTGGGTTGCTCCACCCGTCGATGGAAGCAGCTAAGGGAATCCTTGATCGAACACGGTAAGGTGTTCATTACGGAAGACGGGAAGCTGTTCAATAAGCGCGCCGGGCAACAGCTCGAAAGCGACGCCAAAGAGTCAGAAATTTTCCGCGAAAGTGGCGCGAAAGGTGGGAAAAAGGCCGCCGAAATTCGGCGTAATTCAAGTGATAACAGCGGGTTAGTCGTTAATGGGCTGGTGCAAAATTCAGAGCATATACCAGAAGCCAGAAGCCAGAAGCCAGAAGAAGTACCTGCTTCGCAGGGCGCTGACGCGCCGACCGAGACAGTCAGTTCCAGCAAGACGCCCGCCACCGGCGACCCGGGTATGCCTAGGAAACCCAAGCAAGAGAGCTTTCTCACACCCACACCGTCAGAGGCAATCATGAGTGAGGGGGCCAGCATTCTGTCTCGCCTTCTAGATAAGCCGCTGGCCATCCCGGAGCACCGGGGGTTCGTCTATAGGTTACTGAACAACCTGCGAACCGCGGCTGGGCACGATGACCTTCTCCTATCAATCATACACGATGCGGCGGCAAAGCCCCCGCGGGAGCCGGTCTCCTGGATTCAAGGGCGGATCAAGTCGAGACGCGGCGGCGGGCCGGCTGGGTCACCGACACTTCTGGTTGACAATGATCCGACCGACCTATGGGGCATCCGCGCTTGGTGCCGGGACCTGCTTGCCCTGGGCAATGCTGTTCGGGAGGACGAACACGGAAAGCCGATGTGCGTCGCGCACGGCTGGCAGGTGAATGTACTCGCTCGGTCGGTAGCAACCGCGGCGCAGTTGCCATCGTCATGGCGTGGTGACTGGTCGCCGCTGCTTGGTTGGCTCGCCGCCGGTCTGAGCGGCACCGTTATCGTGGATTCGATTAAGTCAAGGGCGTCAAGAGCTGGATACGAAGCCCCGGATTCGCTCCGGTTCTTCGATGTGCTTTTTCGTGACCGCAAGGCTGCATAGATGAACAACGATTCGAGGGGGAACTGGTAATGGTTTGGTACGAGGGTGCCATATGAAGGCGTGGCAGGAGATCTACGGCAAGCACCACCCGGATTGAGGTGACCATGGACCTGTTCGACAATACCGAGGCGCCGGCTGCCCATGACCCTGGCGGCAAGACGCGCATCAAGATTCCTGCTGGATGGGATACAATCGCAGAGTTCTCCGGCGAGAATGGGGG